AAATCCATTGACCAACATTCACCTTGTTTATTGGGGACTAATAACCTTTCTGGGTATCGTGGAGGAATGCGTTTTTTACGCTTTACCCTGAGATTAAGCTTTAATTCACAATACACCCGATATACCCGTTTATGATTCCATTGATAGCCGAGCTTTCTGATACGATTAAAACATTTAGGAAAACCCCAGCGTAAATGCCGGTCTGTGACAGTATTCAACACCGAAATAATCACGGAATCATCCTGAAACTTAGGTTGGTAATAGTAAGCACAACGGCTTAAACCAACAATGGCACAACTCATAACAATAGTAACCGAATGATTTTTTTGTAGTTGCTGCGCCCACATTTTACGTACCTTTGTGGGCACTAAAGCTTTTTTATGATTTCTTCCTGAAGCTGGGATTTTAAGCTCAGTTCGGCAAACATCTGCTTAAGCTTGCGGTTTTCCGCTTCGAGTTCTTTTAGACGTTTGATGTCTGAAGTTTCCATACCGCCATATTTTTCCCGCCATTTATAAAAAGTTGAATTACCCATGCCATATTTACGACAGAGTTCCTTGACAGGAATACCTGCTTCTGCTTCTGTTAAAATAGCTACAATTTGATGTTCAGTCATTTTTTTCATAATTGAATCCTCTTTTACTTTTATCATAGAGAATTTTCTATTTTTTGCTGTACTATTTTAGGGGGTAGTTACATAGCCTGTTCAGCTGATAAGCGATCATTTGCAGGTGTACGATCAATTCCTTCAACTAATACATTTGGGGGGGTAGTTTACTAAATTCATCAATAAATAATTTTACTGTTTTATTTATCTTGTCGAGTAATGGCTGCTTAATGATATACTTTATTCATCAATTCTTTAGTAAGAATTAAGTTTTAACATCACGTTATTATATATAAAAGTGTAATTAAGTTAATTAAACTTTTAAGGCTTAAGGTTGAAAATATCACTCAAAAAACGTTCAGAAAAGCCATTGATTTTATTAAAATTTTTATTTTTGGATTGTTATTGGAATTGACTTGATTTACCGTCTATCAATAAGGTGGTTATTTTTGCTTTACAATTAACAAAAGAGTTGATTTGGTGGGCCAAGGGAAACAGAATCATATAGGTAAATACACTGAAAATATTGAAAGATTAACTTTTAAAAATTGAATCGTATACCTAAACGTATACCTAAAATAAAAAGTGACCCCCTACATTAGATAATTTTACCGTGCCAAATTGTAAGGGTAAAAAAATCGGTTTTAGAATTTTGCCCGTGCAAAAATTTACCTAGGCGATTGGTGTCCATTAATTATGGTTTAGATTTTTATACCTCCCCCCCATAAAAATAAAATTTTATAAAAAAGTATACACGGTGTTCACTACTTATTTTAAGCCTTATTCTAAAAGGGTTTGAGCGGTGAACACTTAATGGTTTACTATTCACAAGTGTACACTTTAGTGTGTTCACTCAATAAAAAACCGCCAATTAGGGCGGTCTCTATTTTATATTTTAGTAGCTCAATTTGAGCCACTAGTTAGGATCTTTGTAGTAAATCTTTGTGCAAGTACACACTACAATTTAACTGAATAGCTCTTTTTTAAAGATGTTTACTATTTGGTCTTCAACATCTTCAAATCCTTTATTTAAAAAATCCTTTTTAGCAGTAGAACGCTTAAACTTCATTGGATGGTTTGGATCAGCGACATATGCGGCATAAGCGGCGGTATAGCCAACTCGCCCAGTTATACGGGTACCATTTACGACTACTTCTCTATACTGCGAATTAACTAAGTTAGATGTGTCAATTGGGGTATAAAGCGCCGCTTGATTAGCTCCTATAATGATTGACGCATGCATGGCTTTAACCGCTTTATTTTTGATTATGTTGTTTACGGTGTTATCTAAACCTTTTATACATCCTCTAACACCTTTTACTTTTATTGCCATTCTTAGTCACCAGTGGTTAATGTAGGTTATTTTATTCTTGTGCAAACTGTTTCTAGTTTTGTTCTAAAATTAATGATATTTGTGTCATTGTTAATATCCTTTATTTCTGTTATTAGTACTGTTTTAAATGTATCTTTATCAATTGCCTTTATGGTATTCACAATATGAGTTTTATAGGTATCAGATACTTCATCTTCAGTTGAGTCAATTTTACTTAAATCAATAAGGGTATTTTCTGTCTTTTTGCTTATTTGATAAAGTTCATTATTAATTATTCTGAATGTTGTAGTGTCCTCAATTGATGACACAGGATCACCCAAGTCTTCATTAGCTCCGACATTGTGTCTTTGATACTGATTATCTTTGCACCGCCAATCACCTACAAGGAACTCTTTTGTAATCTTATCTTCTCCGCAACCGAATAAAGCAAGACTAACTAAACCGATAATAACAAGTTTTTTCATACCATCAACCCTTTTAAAATTTGAATTAATGGTATGAAATTTCAGCTAGTAAATCAACGCCGATTTAGTAGTCCGCCTGGTCTTTGTTCTTTCATAATCTGCGCACGGATAGCTTGCTCGATATTTTTAGCTAGCTGTTGCCCGTCTTGCTCTGACATTCCGCCGCTGTCACCGATATTTATTGGCATGTTGATAGTAAGATTTACGCTTGAACCACCTTTACCGTTAGTAATTTGACGATTACTCAGTACTCGCCCGTTTTCGCCCGGTATTAAGTACTGTTTACCGCCAGCAACTAATATTTCTGGCTTACCGCCCTCACCAACACGGTACATTGAACCAGCATCAACAGGTCCGCCATTTTTTCTAGCTCCGGCTATACCAAGCGCTTTCATCGAACCAATGGCTGTTGCGTACGATGTTGCGCCTGTAGTTGCTGCTGCGCCTTGCGTAGCAATAGATGCATACATTGCCGCAGGTTGGTATGCCGCAGCTAAAGTGCCAGCCTCCAAAATTTGAGCCGCCGTCGTTGATGCTGATGTCGTTTTAGCTACAATTGCGTTTTTAACGTATTGCATACCCATTTGCACAAGCGAGCCAATCGCTTCATTCAGTATAACGTTAGCAAAATTTTGCATCGCCTGTGTTGCTGTCATCGTGCCAGACATAAGCCCTGATATTGTGCTTGTCGCACTGCTTGCTAATCCCTCAAGTGATGACGCCAAAAACTCGTTAGCATCATTCTGATTTCGCCATATCTCCCATTGAGCATTGATGCGGTTCTGTTCATACTGATGATTAGCAGCTTCTCGTAGCGCGATCGCGTTTTCTTCTGTCAGCCATTTTTGATTCTCGAACTCTTGAATTAAAGCGAGTTTTCTAGCATTTTCATTAGCCAAAGCTTGGACTGGGTCAACTTGAGCGATAGCGTCGTCAATATTAGATACAGCAGCATCTGACTTGATTTTAGCCATGTTGATTTGATGTTGCCTTTCTAGCTCCTCGAGCTTCGAGTTATATTCCTCTTGAGTTTTTATAGCTCCATCGTTTAGCAAAGTATCTAATAATTTTTTAGATTGCTTAAATGAGTCTTCCTCGACTTCAATCGGGCTTTTCAGCGAACCCAGATTTTTATACGCTTGAGATGTTTCAATCAGCTCTTTAAGCTTTTCCGTTTGTTCTGCTGTAACTTTGCCGCCCATTTTTTGAGTAATTGCAAGTAATTCAGCTTCAACAGTAAGACCTTGCGCTTCAAGCTTAGCCACTTCTAGCTTGTCACTAAGTTCTTTAATTTCCTCTGCGTATGATTTTGTTGTGCTTTTTTTGTTGCTACTTTTAATTTTATTGTTTTCAACTGATAGCGCCTTTAACTGCGCTATCAATGGCTGCAAAGCTGCGACTTGGTCATTTGTTAACTTAGTAAAGTTAGCTTGACCCAAAGCTAAAGCCACTAAATCTTCTTTATACTCATCGGCTCTATCGCCCAAAGTCGAGTAAAGCCCATCTAAAACAAACGCCGCCTCGCTATTTTCTTTGGCTTTCAACTTAGCAATTTCTAGCTCTTTGGATAAACTTGCTACTTTTTTATCAATCTCTGATTTTGATGCGTCATCCCAGACTTTTGCCAATTCTTTACCGTTATTTACAAGCTTTGGCCCTATACGGGATGCTAGTATCTCTTCGACTTCTGCTATTTGTTTTTGAGCCGCAAGTATTCCGTCGAGAATATCTCTTTCTTGCGCACGCTGCTTGTTTCTAGTTGCGATAGCTTCGTTTGTTCGACGTTCAGTTATAAATGGAACCTTCCCGTCTAAAATTTCTTGTGTTGATTTCATTTCAAAGCGCAATAGCTTTAGCTGTTCTTGTGCGTTTTTTATATCTTTAACCGCCTCATCTTTGATAACAACCAATCTTTCATCTGTAAAATGGTTAAGCTGCTCAGAAAGTTCCTTCACTTTTCCTGCTAAACCCATCGCTCCTTCTTTCGCTCGGTTGGCTTTTTCATAGAAATAATACAAAGACATAGCCGCTAGCATAGCTGCTCCAGCAGGACCACCTAATAGTGCCATTGCAGAACGTAACCCATTGGCAGCTAAAGAAGTTGTCTTTATTGCTGCGTTTAGCCGTGCTTGCGCTGCTGTATGTTTAGCTGTAGCAGCGGTCAATGCTTCAGTGCTAGCTTTTAACTGCTTTCTAATAGCGTTTCTAGTTGTCTCTGTTTGCGCTAATTTTAATTGTGCGGCTAACGATTGCTGAGCAGCTCTTGCGTTTGCCAATTCTGCTTGCGCTTGCTGTAGTGCCGCTTGTGCTGCTGCTTTTTCAGCTTGAGCTTGTCGAATATTCGCGATGGTTTGTTCAACACTTTGCTTTGTCGCACTAGCTAACGATGTGATATATTTACCTGCATAAATAGCAGCAAGCGCACCAACCCCTGTCATCAAGATATCGACATGCTGGGACATTAGAATTAGCGAATCAACTAAAACCTTGGTTGCGCCAGTTGAATTATTGAGTTCGCCGAAATATTTTTTTAGGTTATTCGTAACACGATTAATGCCGTCATTTACCGTATTTCGCATATTGTCAGCTAATGCTGCCGTTTCGTCCTGCGCGGCAATCATCGCATCGGTAAAGTCGGACATAGATAACTTGCCATCAGACGCCATTTTCCGAACTTCGGCTTCGGTTTTATTTAGCTGTTTACCTAGCGTTTTTAATATGCTCGGCATTGCGTTAAACACCGCCATAGCTTCAACACCAGCTAGTTTACCTTTCATCTGCGCCTTGGTAAGAGCATTGATAGCGGATTCTGCACTTAATGAGTTGGTTTTATTGATTGTCATCAGGTTGGATAGCGTATCAATGTAAGATAGCGTGCCTTGGGTGTTGTAACCTAATTCTTTCATTGAATTAGATAAGCGGATGTAAAACTCTGATGACTCTTCAATTGTACGACCGTTTCGGTCAGAAATGGCCAAAAGCTGGTCTAGAATATCTTTAGTTTGTGAGGCTGTAGCACCCGTGTTTTGAATTCGGTCTTCTAGCTCGTTCCAGCTTTGTGCGTATGAAATAATTTGGCTAGAAACTAACGCAGCAGATACGGCTTTGGCAATAGTAGTAAGTTTACCAAGTGCCCCACCCGCACTTTTTGCTGAGGATTCTAGTTTATCTATACCTTTTGATGCTTTCGATCCACTATCACTTAATTCCTTGAGTTCTTTTTTAGCTTTTTCGGTTGCTTCTAGTAACTCTTTTAGCTCTACGTTGCAAGTAATAGTAAAATACTCGTCGCGTGGAAAGTATGTCGCCATATAATAATCTCCTAATGATAAACGCGCGTTGGGGTTTGTAGTAATGATTGTTCGGTATATATTTTTATCGCTCGATTCCCCCAGTCAGTTATATGCCAAGGTTTACTATAAAAATTAATCATATCTTCGATAAAATGGAATGGGTCAGATTTTCTACCGTTTTCTGTACAAAATAGCGCCAGTTCAACTAACCCCGATGATAATTGTTCTTTTGTGATAGTTCCTGTGTAAGTGTCACCATCGTTAACAAAGGTAAATACGGCATTACCTTGTTTAGCTATCATTTCATTAACATAAGTTTCCGCTATAGCGTCAGCAAGTGCTTTCAATGATTTCATTTTCTTTTTATACTCCTTTAAGTTTTGGTTCTTCGGCTTTAGGTAGCCAGTCTTGACTCGTATTGATATTAAGCTCTACGTTGGTTCTCATCCCTTTATTTGCTCTTTTACGCATGTAGTCTTTACCATTTTCTTTCATTGCATAATTAAGTGATGTGCCAAATTGCGTTAGTGATAGCGGATTGTTTAAACCTGTATTGCGAATGTATTCAATATAAGCATGGTATAAATATTTTCGGGGGTTAAAGGGCATTATTCCCATATTGCCAATAAACATACCATTGGGGTAATCAAGCGCATCAAGATAACTACAAAAATCCACTAAATGGTCAGATTCACGTTTAATCGCCGTCGCTTCATCTGATTGTTGTTGCTGGTGTAGCCTTTCTTTAGCTTCTGTTGGACTGGTAAACTCATTTAATAGCAATCTCACAATTGAGGGTAGCTCTTGCTCTATTTTGCTGACCAAGTCTAAGTCTCTTTCTTTTTCTGGTATCACCTCACCAAAGTGAAAGATAACTCTACGTCGCGATATACCACCATTTCGTTCGTTAAATCTCATTGCCTCGTTATTGATAACCAAAACTACCGCAGGGATTTTACAGGAGTAGGGTTGCTTGTGTTTTGGGTCTATTGCGACTTCATCACCGCCAGTAATTGCTTTTAATCCTGCGCCACTGCCCATATAACGCGGTTGGTCGGGTAAGATGACTAATGAGTAACCCACGATTAAAGCCCTGTCTCTTGCCTTTTCTAATGCGTCCATAGTGCCTATTACGGTATTGTTTTTACCAGCTAACATCGTTGCTATTTCAGCAAAAACACTTTTACCGCTACCGCCTGCGCCTGTAATCTCTAAGAATAATTGCCAGTCATGACGATTAGCCAATATCATATATAGCGCAGCTAAGATATTTTTAGCCTTATCTTGATTGCCTGATGCTCTTTTTAGCCATTTAGCGAAATTTGGCGCGTGAGTATCAAAAGATTCATTTTCTTTGGCAGGGTAGTAATCAATATCATTACTGACCAATAGCCAGTCTTGCTTATTGTGCGGTCTAAAGGTTTGGCTTTTTAGCTCATATACGCCATTTTTAAAGCAGATTAAATCTTTCTGAGGTGTTCCCATTATCGGCAGGGATAACCTGAGCGATTCAACCGCTGAGCTGATTCGCATAGGGTTAAATGGTTCGCCTGATTGAGTGAATAAATCGGCTAGTGTTCGCATTAACAGTTTATCGCTGATGGGTTGCCAAGCGTTATCTTGATAGTAATAGATTTCATCTGTAGTAAGATTAATTGCAAGGTTATTGTCATAATATTGATTGAGTAGCTCGGCACGCTGGCTTGATGCCATTTGTGATAGATTCATGCCTGATAAATCTTTTTGATTAGTCGGTTTAGGTAAATTGGTTACGCTATCATCAGCATGAGCCAACATTTGATTAAATGAAACTGACATTTTATCAAGCCCAAATTGTTGCCTATAATCATCCCAATCACATTTATAATCTGTATCAGGAACGGAGTAATAGCCATTTACCGCTTGAGCTGCTTCTATTGCTTTTTCTTTACCTGTATTTTTATCATGACCAATATCGTTATCACCTGCAATAATGATTTTAGCGGTCGGATTTAGTTCACGAATAGACTTGGCCACATGAATAAGATTGCCGGCGTCCATTGCTGATATAACCATAGATTGATGGCGGAATTCTGCTATTGATATTCCAGTCGCTAATCCCTCGCAGATAATAATTTCATTATGTGTGAGCAAATTTGCGTACACCTCGGCAGGTGTGCTCATTTTTGAGCTGACCAAGGTGAATGCCCCTTTTTTATTGGAACCTTTCATTAAGTGCTTACGACCATCTACTTCAATAAATTGACCTCCTGTGTATTCATTATGAAGATTTAGCATAGGCACAAAAATACGCCCGTTATCTAACAAGGGTAAGTCAAAGGTTAATCCTTTCTTGGTCAGGTATTCCGATTGCCCTAATGTTGCTTTAGATAGCAAATACTCGACCTTTTTACATACGGGATTATCTGGTATGTTATCGTTATGCAATTGTTCGGAATCTATTTTCCTAAATACGAGATTTTCCCGTATTTTGTTATTCTGATTAGGCAGATTTAAACACTCCACTACTCTACTCGATGCTTCTTTAGCATCACATTGGCAATAGTTTTTGATAAGCTCTAAGCCGTCACCACTACCGCACTGGTTACAGATGTAAGTACCTCTACCATTTTGGTTATCAAATCTAAATCTATCCTTACCGCCACAGACAGGGCAAGGGCAATGCTTGCCATTACCCACTTCAATACCTAATGATTGAAAGATATAATCCCATTTACCTATAGCTTGGGTTGTAATTTCATTGATTTTCATCACATCCCCTTAATGAATTGTCGAGCTAGATTCAGCTTTAATATCTTCGGCTAAATCAATAAATAACGATGCAAGCATTTCTTGCCCTAATTGTGTTAGTGCCATAGGTTTATCATTGCTTTCGCTGTACATCTCTTTTAGTAGTCCATAGGTGCGATTTAAGCCATCACTTTCGCCAAAGTCTTCAATTAAACTATCTTTAAGATTCATTTTTAGCCCTAACACAATTAAATCTTTATCAATATCAATTTTGATACCGTCATGAATAAACACCTTGGCGCCGTTTTTATTAATCTGCTCAATTAAAAATAAACCTGCTATTATCGCCATGGTAGAATCAACGATACTATGATGAATTGCTGTTACTTCTTGCTGATTATTCATGATTTATCCCCCTTAATTTGTGTCATGTATCGCCTAACTTCGGGTGGAAGCCGCTTAGTGACATCGGCAAGTAAGTTAGGAATTTCAGCTTTGCCAAAAGAAATCAGCGCTATATATCGGTTATTTTTGAGCCTTAATGCGGTAATAGTGCTGTCATCGTTATGGACAAAATCAAACTCTTTCATTCTTTGCCTCCTTGCGCTCGGTTTCGCTTCTAAACAGCTTTTTAGAATCGTTAATTAAGTCTGATACAGCATCAAGGGCATAGGAGCGTAATTCTTCGTTAATTGGCGCGTTTGAATCACAATCAGCCATTAAAAGCGTGGTGATAGCGTTAGCTTGTCCTAATTTTGTATTGATAGTATTTATTGCGTCCAGTGAGATATTAGCCATTGTTTTTATCCTCCATTAACCCATACTCTTGTAACTCATCAAAAGCTTGCTCTACTAAATCAACGATAACCCACAGTAAATTACTCATGTCGGCTTGTTCGATAAAAGGCTCGTCATATCCTGCGCACTTGTGATTAGTGTTGTCTAAGGCGATTTTAGCCACGCTCCGAACTTGAATAAGTTTTGCTTCGATGTTATTTATTATTTGAGCGTTATTATTGCCCATACTGATAACCTCCAAAGCTTCTAGCTTGTTCAATAACTGGATATAAGCGAATTCTGGCAATAAAGATAAGAGAGGGTTTGCCTAGGCTTTTGCGTGCTTGTTGTTCTGTAGGCGCTAATGCCTCAAATACTTTGGCCGTAGTGAGGTCGTAGAATTTAAAAAGTTTAGATTCATGATTGAATTTTTCTTTATAATTCATTTTCAACATGCTATTTACCTCCCTTATGGTTTTGTGTGGCATCAAGTAGGTTAATTTGATTTGAAGCGAAACAAGCAACATCCCTTAACTGTGCTAGTAAATAGCCAATATCTCGCATATCGCTTTTAAAGTTCTTTTCGGAATAACTCTCATTTTCACTAGCCCAAAACATCAGGTTACCAACCGCACCGATTCCATATAGAATAGATTGCTGTAGCTCTTCAAAATGATTCTCAGCTTGTAATAAATGATGTGTTGGAACATCTGCTTGATAGAGATTTAAGACAGAAATTAAATTAGATAGGTCAGGTTGCCCATTTTTAGGGCGTAGGGTATCATTACTATTAGCCATAGCATTACTCCGTTTAATGTTTGTGGTTAGATAGCTCATTGAGGCGCAAACTCTTTGGGCTATTGCTTTTATTAATACGTTAACTCCAAAAATGTCCGTACAATATATTTTATTTTGTCCGCACATGTCAACACTATTTTTACTCTTTATTTTCGTGTATATTGTCCGCATTAATAATTTATGAATAATTAATATGGCAAACGAAACAAGTAAATCAAAACGTAAAGATATCCGCTTCCCCCATGATTTAATAGAACAAATAGATGAACAATCCAAGAAAGAAAATACTAACTTTTCCGCTTGGGTTATTGCTACTTGTCGCGAAAAATTGGCTAAGTCAAATAAAGAATAATCTTTTAAATTAATACCACTGATTGGTGGTATTTGTTTTCCTTTTTTCCTCTTTATGGACTCAAGAAACCTACTTTTAAAAAAACACCCCATGCAATGAGTTTTTATGCATGTGCGCATGCCCGTATTGATATCAATTAAATCTTCATTGCCAACCAAGAAGAATGATTTCACCTTTTGGATGGCGTTAATCCCGTCAAAATAGCAATTTAAGCGCTTATTTAGGGATTGGGTAGCGAGGATGTTAAATGAGCATGTAGTCATCATAATTAAGCCACCTGTGCCATATGACGGATCAAATAAGCATGAGATAACTTTATTAGCTCGGCTTTTCTCTGATGATAGTCGTAACCAATATGGATTAATGTTATATTTGCGTTCTCAAGGTATGCGATATGGTTTAATTCAAATTCGTTTAGGTGGTCACGAATATTACCAGTAAGATTATTGGCTTTCTTGTATTTGCTTGATGTAGTACCTAATACGATGCGGTTAATCATATCGAATTCATTAGTAAATACGGTGTTATTTGCGCTTTTTCCCAGTGCTTTACGTTGCTCTGTTAAAGCGTCACACATAGGACGGCTATAATCTGCGACTTTTAAACGTGCTTTTAATCGATTAAGCGCTTTCTTCTGGATTGCTGGAGCGATTTCTTTAAGGTGTTCTTCACAACGTATAAAGTACTTTCTTATTGCTCGTCCTTTCTCGTTGTTTTCAATCATCGCCAATTCTTTAGCGGTTCCGATTGTGAGAATGTAATCTTTTTCTGGTCTACCGCGTCGGGTATTTTTCGCCAAATTTGGCGTTAATTCATTAGGGAGGGATATCCCCCCATTGGGGAAGTACTGCTCATTATTTGCACTTTGATTCACCAAAATGGGGGAATCAAAGATGAAAAAATCATCATTTAAAGTAAAGCCGTATTGCTCAATTCTTCCTTTTATCCAATTAGAAAAGTCTCGACCAACACCAAGAAAACGATGTAATTGTTTTGCGCTAACTGTTTGCTGTAATTTGCCGTTGAATTGCGTTTCTGTTACTGGCACTAAATTATTAAAATCTGTCATTGTTTTATTCCTAATCTGTCTGTTTATTTCCCATTTAGCTAAATTTAGGCAAAGGGATGCCGTCGGCTCAAAAATGAGCTTTGCTATAAAATCAATTAATTAAGCTGCTTTGCTTGGGTAAAGTGCTAAAATTTGGCTGATATCTGATTCAGTTAATAAGCTATTTTCATAACTAAGAATCAGATTAACCACCTTTTGAGCATCTTCCTTATTGGCTAGGTAATAGCGATAGTGTGAGCCTATTCCGTCGGTATTAGGTTCATCCATGCGCTTTAATGTGATGCCTAACTTTCTTTCTAGTTCTGAACAGTAATTTCTACCGCTAGAAAGCCTACAGGTGCGTAATATCTCATTTTCGGTAATACCATTGTCACCAGTACACGCAATTAATAGGTAAGCTCTCGGCTTTTTAGGTAGCTTTTTATAATTAGATTGGCTATGACTGGAAGCATCTAAATTCCAATCTAAGCCCTCGATGATTTCACGATATAGAGGGTTCCCAATTTGCATAAATTACCCCCTTGCCGCTTTTTTTGATTCGATCCAGTTATTAACTTCTTGACTAGATAAAAAAACTTTTCGACCAAATAATTTTATTGGTTTAGGTGCGGTTTTGTCGTTCTTGAGCATTTGATAATATGAGGATGTGCTTTTATAACCAATTAAGGCAATAAAATCTTTTAATGGGATAAGGCTATCTTTATTGTTTAAAATTTCATTCATAAAAAAATCTCTTTTTAAGTTACTAATTAAAAAGAATTAAACAATGATAGAGGGTGAAAGGGAGCAACAGAAGTTGATTAATAAGTGAACAGTTGGTTGATATTGGCATTGACTACTTTTGGTAGATAAGACAATATATAACTGAAGTTATTAAGCAGTTTGTTACATTTCTATCATGTTTAATTTCTTTGCTCAAGGGGAGTTGGTTCGCGGTCGGCAAACTTAGAAGCCATATCCCCTTAAAACTACTAACTTAGATACTCCTCATTAATAGTTTTCAATTAACTACCCGTACAAATGACCAAGTAATCAATTTGATTAGTATTTTATCAAAGTATTTTGAAAAATAAAGCACAGTAAATAGTAAATATCAAAAATAAGGTGCAAAATAAGCGCCCTAAGCCCTTTAAATACAATTTTGGTTGTTAAGTATTACCTAACTTTAGCAACGCCGCAAAAATGCTGCTATTTGATTTGCGATCTGACTTTTAATAAACGTCATTTTTAACATTATGATTTTTAAATAAATTAAATTTCAAGTAATTCAGTTTATGATCGGATTTGTATAATCACCTTAATTTTGTAAAGAATTAGCCAGTGAAAAAATGCTCTTAAAAAATATTTTTCACTCATTGATTCGTTTGCTTGTTTTTTAATCGGTTGGGTATTTTAATTTACTACATATAGTAGTAAATTTTGATAGTGTCACTATATATTGTAAATTTTTGTACATGGAGTTGGTTTAAATATTAAAATAATTACCAAGAATTAGGCTTAGTGAATATTGTTCTATTTATTGCTTGAAATTGATTTTGAAATTGACTGTTAGGGATATGCTGAGCGATGAAGCTTAAATTAGAATAATTAAATTTTTGTGGCAACCTTATTAAATTAAATCTTTAATTATCTCAAATGTTATTGTTTAATTATCTAAAATTTTTTTTTAAATTAAAAATTAAATTAATAAGTTAATAAACTTAAAAAACAAAATTATCTATAATTATTAATTAACATTATCTCAAAAAATAAAGATAAGGTACAGTAATATACAGTTAGGTACATTATAGCACTGTGTTTTTATACATAAAATAGGGGGTATTACTTTTGGTTTTCTAAATAGGATAAAAGCTTATTCAAGCTTTCATTTAGTATGATATTTGTATTTTGTTCAGATATACCTAAATTAATACAATTTATTGAATATTTTTCTTTATTTTTTTCTATATCATTAGCCGCTATCTTTAACCCATTTATAATGCTATTACCATAAATCATCTTTGCATTTAATAAGGCAGATTGAGGTATATTTCCCCAACAATGGAGCATGAATAAAATATCAATGATATCTTTATATGGTGGTTGTGTGGCTCTGTCGGCGTTAGCTAAAAGCTTAG